TGCGGAGCATTAACATCTGCTATAGTTGGCGATAACGTTATGAGTATGGGTGCCGGGGCGTTCTATTTATGTGGAGCCTTAACATCTATTATAATTCCAGATTTAGTTACGAGTGTGGGTGCCGAGACGTTCTCTAACTGCACCGCATTAGAATCCGTTGAAATTGGCGCTAGCGTTAGGAGCATTGGTGAACAGGCGTTCTCTGCCTGTGATAATTTAACATCTGTTAATATTCCAGATTCAGTTACGAGCATTGGTTCCAATGCGTTTCAGGGCTGTACAGCCCTGACATCTGTATATATATCTCCGCAAACAGCAGCGTTGTTGGGAAAGGCAACAGATATTTCATATGATTGGACTTCTTCACCTCTTCCAGGGACTACTATTGGTGAGTCACAATTCTACGGCGCAGGAGAAGTTAGGTTTATATCACCTATTTCGAGGACAGGTCTAAAGTATAGCGTCACTCAAGGGGGAAGTTTTGTTTGGACGCCAGGAGTTACGTTTAGACTAAATCGGTCTTTACCTGGGTTTTCTTATACCGCTATTACAACTTCTATCCCTTCAAGTCAAGTCCCTGGTAGTGGTGGATTGATATCTGTTGAAATTGGCGATAACGTTAAACGTATTGGTGACGAGGCGTTCAATAACTGTGTTAAATTAACATCTATTATAATTCCAGATTCAGTTACGAGTATTGGTAATAGCGCGTTCCGCAACTGTTATAAATTAACATCTATTGAAATTCCAGATTCAGTTACGAGTATTGGTAATAGCGCGTTCCGCAACTGTTATAAATTAACATCTATTGAAATTCCAGATTCAGTTACGAGTGTGGGTGATTATGCGTTCCATAACTGTGGATCATTAACATCTGCTATAATTGGCGCTAGCGTTGAGAGCATTGGTAATTATGCGTTCGCTGTATGCATCGCCTTAGAATCCTTTGAAATTGGCGCTAGCGTTAAGAGCATTGGTGCCGGGGCGTTCGCTTCATGTTATAAATTAACATCTATTACAATTCCAAATTCAGTTACGAGCATTGGTATTGATGCGTTCCATAGCTGTAGAGCATTAACATCTGCTATAATTGGCGATAACGTTGAGAGCATTGCTAACCAGGCGTTCTATAGCTGCACCGCCTTAGAATCCGTTGAAATTGGCGATAACGTTGAGAGCATTGGTTACGAGGCGTTCTCTAACTGTCTTAAATTAACCTCTATTGAAATTCCAGATTCAGTTACGAGTATAGGTGACAATGCGTTCTCTAACTGCACCGCCTTAGAATCCGTTGAAATTGGCGATAGCGTTGGGAGCATTAATTCCAATGCGTTCACTTTCTGCACATCCCTAGCAACTGTATATATATCTCAGGCCACAGCAACGGGATTGAGCTCGAGCTGGATCACTCTACCGACTGGCCCCATAAATTTCTACGGGGCATCTAATGTTACCCTTGTTCAGAAAAATTAATCGATAAAGCAAAAAAAATGATACCAAAAAAAACACTTTTTTAATATAAGATATGAATAATTTACTAGAGTATTAATATTACTGGTATTATACTAAATAAAAATAAACTAACCTAAAGTAGAAAAAAAGATATAAAACAGATTTACTGTGAGTATTACACTTACTAATGGTTCGGACAATTTCATAAACAGCGGAGTTATGATAATATTAAAATTGATTTGAACATAATTTAAGTTTAAGTATAAAACTATTATGAAATTTGTGCGTAGACAAATTGGAGAAGAACTTAATGAAACTGTGTGTATAAACAACCATTAGTTACATTAAGAATAAATCCATGTCCTACTCACCGCCGTCATACGAAAAAAATCTTGAAGTCAATAAATCTGTCGGCGGATCCAGAAAAATCACGAAAGGTCGTGGTTATACGAGACGACGTTATTAACTATATTATTTAATTTATAATATATAACAATATAGTTAATGTGGGTTTAATTGGGTCTTCGATAATATTTTATTTTAGTTGTTTTCAAATAACGCGTGATGTATATGATATCAATACACTAAATTATATTATTGTAACAATTAAAAAATAATATTCCATTATAATATAATATAATATAATGGAATATTTAGAAAAAATGAAACAGACTCTTGGAATAGGTTCTACTAATAACTCATCGATTGCTGTTGCACCCACCCATATGCCCGCGGTTGCTCCAACAACAGTCTATCCTACCGCGCCAACCCCTTTACCGCAAGTTATGCGTGTAAAATCTCTACGCCGACACAGACGTAGTAATAATATCTTACATACTCAGCGTCGTGATAAAAAAAATAATGGGAGAAAAAGTTCTAGTAAATCATCGAGAAATTTCAGAAAAGGCAGCAGAATGAACCGTTCTACTCGGCGACGTTAATAATTTAAAATGCCCATTTCATTTCATTAAATAATAAATTGAAATGTGCATTTTAAATATACTACAATAAGTTATGAAAAACGACAAGGGTCAATATTTTACAAAAAATGAGATGCTCAAAGAAAAATTGTGTAGTTTTATACTAAATAACCCAACTCTTATATTAGAACCGTCTGTCGGTCAGGGAGATTTAGTTGATTTCGTTGTAAGCAAATATCCTGATATTAATTTCGACATGTACGAGATTGATACCAGCGTTGAGTTGCTTGGCACCATTCAAAAAAATATAGTTATCTATGGAGATTTTTTAAAGCAACCTATAACACAATCATATAAAACAATTATCGGGAACCCTCCTTTTATAAAAAAACCCACTGGAAATTTATACATCGATTTTATAAAAAAATGCTATGCTTTGTTGGAACCAGCAGGAGAACTTGTATTTATAGTTCCGTCAGATTTTCTTAAATTAACATGTGCGGTCAAAATACTAAATGAAATGATGCTAAATGGGACATTCACACACATATTTCACCCACACGATGAAAAATTGTTTGAAAATGCCTCAATTGATGTAATTATTTTTAGATACTGTAAAAATGCGTTATTAGAAAAAACGACACTGTATAACGAAAAGATTAGGTACATCTCAAATAGCGACGGATTAATTACATTCAGTGAAAATAAACATACTGATACTATTAGATTTAATGAATATTTTAATGTATATGTAGGAATGGTAAGCGGCAAAGAAGGTATATATAAAAACAAAGATTTAGGTAATATCGAAGTCTTGAACGGAGAGAATAAAAAGGAAAAATATATTTACATTGATAAATACCCGTGCGGTAATAAAGAAATAGACGAGTTTTTATTAAACAACAAACAATGCCTTATGAGAAGGGGCATTAAAAAATACAATGAACACAACTGGTTTGAGTGGGGTGCTCCGAGAAATATAACTTCGATAGAAGAAAATATTAATAAAGAATGTATATATTTATGCAATCTAACAAGAGCAAAAAATGTCGCGTTCGCTGGGAACGTAGGTTATTTCGGGGGCAGTTTAATAATGTTAATTCCAAAAAAAAGTATAGATTTATCTAATATAATTAAATATCTAAATAGTTCAACATTTAAAGACAATTTTATATTTTCAGAGAGATTTAAAATAGGACATAGACAAATCAGCAATTCTTATATTCCAAATGAATATTTATAGAAACATTTATTTACAATTCGACCCCAATATTCGCTTCAGCGAATTCCGATTTACCCTTAATGTCTTGTATTACAGATTTTTGTATTATTTTCAATAAATTTTTATATTTTTCTTCGAACCTTACAATGCCAGAATCTTCCTCCCTTACCAAAAATTCGCTACACCAATTTATTTGTAGTATATTACAAGGATTTGTCTTAAAATTAATAACATCAAATATAGATTTCAATAATATTTTTCCGGTATTTTTATTAACAACTAAATAGTGATATTCGGTTGTATGATTTCTCTCATTTTTTCTAACACCTGCCTTTATTTTTTGAAAAAATGTATTAAAGTTCATACTTTTTACTGCTGGTTCTTTGCCGGATATTGAATATATAATCGCGACTTTATTAAATACATTATCTGTTCCGCCAGTTGTTAATTTAAGATTAATCGGAATTCCGTCAATTTTACAGTCCCACCACCATCTGTGAGTTGGAGGATACTCGAATAGTATGGAAGGGTGATTTTCTCTCAGACCTTTATTTAATTTATCAAGATATTCCGTCTCTTTAACCGCGCTTGTAATACGACCGTCTCCTTCTATAGAATACGATATATTTATTTTTTCGCTTTCATCTGTGATTGCTTTGATAGTTCTTTCGTAATTATACGACTCCATCTTTATGATTATTTAATTAAATAATAATTATATCAATTTAATTAAATAATCAATACCGAAAATAACAAGACAATTAAACATATATAATTGTATGGTTTCTACTCAATCAAAACTACCTATAGCAGATTCCGCAACACTGGAATTTCTAACAAGTTCTAAATATAAAACACATATTAGAAAAAATCAACCTTCTCTCATAGTAGATGACTCTGAACTTATTTTTTATCGGAAAAGAATAATTTCACTTACTAAAGAAATGTTTAACGCAGAGTTTAAAAATGATAAAATTAAAGGTTTTTTCGAAGAGTATGCAAGACAACTTATTGGATATTTTAAGGATATAGATACAAACGATGTTATTCAAAAACAACATATTCCGACCGATGATATACCGAAAGAACCCATCCAACCAACCGTTTCTCCTCTAACTATAACCGACGAACTATCCTTAATAAGAAAAAGCGTATCAGTTCCTGGACTAGATAATTACGTGATTAAAAAAACACAAAATAAAGGTCGGAATAAATTGATTGTTCCGCAAATAATAGACGTCAATTTGAGAGATCCCGCGTTTAAGTTGAAGGGGATAAATCGTTAAATAAATTTGTTTACATATCATTAATATATCATTAATATATCATTAATATATCATTAATATATCATTAATATATCATTAATATATCATTTTTTATTATAAAATCGAAGTTTTAATGTTTAACTTGTAAATAAAATACTATCTTATCATGTTTTAAATTAATGTATAAATTTCGCACGGAATACACTGATATAAAATATAATACATTATGGTCTTTGTCTCTGTAAGGAGTGGCCATTATACGCAACCTAGATGGAAATAAACACATGTTCGGTTTTGATAAAAAAATCATATATAATATTATGAGTAAGAAAAACAATAAAAGCGTACATATTCATCAAAAATATACATATGTTAGGAAGCACGCTAAAGGAGGACGTCATACGTTCAAACGGGCATCGTGTGCGCCTGGTATAAGCGCCGAGACGACGTGTTTATCTAAAAGTGCACTTGCGATAATTAAAGACGCATACAATGAAACCAACCCTACATCAAAAATTTTATATACTGATGAAAAACGGATTTTTAAAGAATTGAAAAATAAGTTTAGAGAGAAATGTGACAATGACGTATGTATAGCCCTATCTATGCGAGACTTTATACCCCCAGAAATATATTCTAAAATTATTAAATCAGACTTTAGTCCGATTGCTCCAAAGTCGTGGTTAAAAAATAAAAATGAATGGTTAAGCGGAACCGACATATTAAATGTAATGCGACAATACGAGTCCAAATATACATGTTTTAAATTTCTAGGACCTTCGCCGATAGATTTTGACGCGGAAGATTCCGAATTGCAAAATACATGCGTCAGCGAATATTTATGTAAATTTAATTTACAAGACTATATAAATAAAGGAAAGACCAAGTTAGGGTTTATATTAAACACCGATACTCATGATAAAGGTGGTTCGCATTGGGTGGCATTATTTCTAGATTATAAAAAGCGGATTATTTTTTATTTCGATAGTGTAGGTGATCCATCCCCGCCAGAAGTCATACGATTATGCGATCGTATAATAGAACAGGCAAATGATTTGGGCGTAACACTGAAATTTGACCAAAACGCACCAAAAGAACATCAGTTCACTAATACGGAGTGCGGCGTATATTGTTTATATTTTATCGTTGCTATGATAACTGAAACGCATACATATAAATGCTTCAAAAAGCACAAAATTACGGATAAGGGAATGGAAAAAATGAGGGGTGGATTTTTTAATATCGTATAAATGGTATATGAAACAATATAGATAATTTTTATATATATTGTTTAACAGAGATGTGTGGGATTTTCTCTCTACTAAACCATGGTCATCGGGACGGCAATAAATATTTAGAACACATTAAAGAATGTTTTATGTTGGGGCGGGCGCGGGGGCCAGAAAAATCCGAATTAATTAGACCACGACCCGACCTTTTTTTAGGGTTTCATAGGTTGTCTATTAACGGATTAGACGACAAATCTGGACAACCACTGACAATTGATAATATAACTATTGTATGTAACGGGGAAATTTACAATTATAAAAATATGTTTGAGATATTAAATGTATTGCCGACTACTTCGTCCGACTGTGAAGTAATAATACATTTATATAAAAAATTCGGAATTGATTATACACTGCAATTATTAGACGGAGTTTTCGCGTTTATCTTATTTGATGATAGATACGCCGAGAAGAAATTATATGCGGCAAGAGACCCGTATGGCGTGAGGCCGTTGTATATTTTAAACTACGAGAATGTTAATACAGTCGCGTTTGCGTCGGAGATGAAAGTTTTACACGAACTTAATAATTATATAAACAAAGAGCGTTTAAATAAAGATAATATAGAACATGTTTGTCCTGGAAGTTATTTAGTTTATTCTATTTCAAATCAGAACGAATGGAAATTAAATTCCACATTGAAATACAATACAATGCATTTTATCAGAAACAATGCGATTATGGATAAACGCAATCTAGATTTTATGTTGGAGGACATTTATGTGCTATTAGATTCTGCCGTTAAAAAGCGAGTTATTGGTACAAGCGATAGAGGTATAGCGTGTTTGCTCTCAGGCGGGTTCGATAGCAGTGTAATTGCTGCTCTAGTGAGTTCGCATTATAAAGGCGTTTTGGAAACTTATAGTATCGGTCTCGAGGGGTCAGAAGATTTAAAGTATGCTGCCGTAGTAGCAAAGCATATAGGGTCTAAACATACATCCATCGTTGTCCCAGAAGAGGCATTTTTTGCAGCTATCCCAGAAGTAATATTAAATATAGAGAGTTACGATACTACGACTGTAAGAGCAAGTGTCGGAAACTACCTTCTTGGTAAATATATCGCGGCAAATAGTGATGCA